AATCGCCATGCAGCGTGATGACACTTGAATATCTCGATTTTTGCTGATGGTCGCCTTTCTGACCTCCATTTGAACGATGACGAAGACACGTCATAAACCCAATCAGCTTGCAGCCAACCTTCAACATCATAGTGACATGTCACAGCGACAAATTTCTTTTGTGTTTTGCGAATTGCTTTTTGAACAGCATGACTGCCAACTTTGGCAACGTTGCGATCGACAACAGATGTAAATTCATCGAACACAATCAAATCGCGCGCATCGGTCAAGCAGCGCGCCAGTTCGCATCGAAACTTTTGACCGTTTGACAACGCGCCATATGGCAACAACCAAGCAGGCGGCGAAGAAAAGCCAACATGTGAAAGCGCGTTTGTGATGTCATTCGCAGAAAGGCCGTCATCGAAGTCATCAAGCAGCGATGATGCTGACCAATCATAGCCGTGATGATACGCGTCATCACCAAAAACACGCCGCGCAATCGTTGTTTTGCCTGCCCCAGAAGCGCCAACAATCAAACCAATCTGCCAATCTTTGTCTTCGATCGGCATGTTGATGTGCCATTCTTTGCGGAGTTTCTTTGCCGCAGGCACGTCAAACATACCGACAACTTTTTCAGTGCGAAAAGAAGGCTTGTATTCGGTTTCAACTACATGGTCAAAATTCGGCATTTATAGCCCTCCTTTGTAAGAAGGTTGAACACCGTCTCTTGTTGCGTTTCGTCTTCACATTCAACAGCAACTTCAAACGTTGCTTTTAAGTCTTGTTGCTCTGGCAAATCGCCTTCGGGATCATCAACGTCGAACAAAGAATTGATTTCAGTCAGATCAAAACCAGTCAAAGACAAGTCAAAGCCTCGATCATCAAGTTCCTGCAATTCGACACGCAGCATGTCGTTGTCCCACCCAGCATCGAGCGCAAGGCGGTTGTCTGCGATGATGTATGCGCGCTTCTGCGCTTCGGTCAGATGCGATGCTTCGATGCAGGGCAATTCATCCAGCCCCAGCTTCCTTGCCGCCATGACGCGACCATGACCAGCAACGATGCCGTTTTCACCATCAACGATGATCGGGTTCAGAAACCCAAATTCTTTGATGCTGGCTGCAATCTTTGTGACTTGATCTGGCGAATGTGTTCGACTGTTCCGCGCATATGGGATCAAGTCATCAGTCGAAATGTATCTAAATTCTGTCTTCTGCATGTTCTCTCCGATGAAGCAGGAGGCGGCTTACATCGAAAAATATAAAGCATTTCTTTGCAAAATGCCACCCTGCCTTTTTATAGACTAAAAAAACTTTGCCTTTATCGCGCATGAACGGGTTTGTCTTCCTGATCTTGATACTTCCCGTTTCCGTATGACGCGGGTTCCTCGATGCGGTGAAAGATCGCCTGTGCGATCCCTGCGCCTGCGGGGATGCGGATCGGCTTCCATCCATGATAGACCAGTTCCAGCGTCAGCCAGCCGCGCCAGTCGGGTTCGATCACGGTGTTGAAGACGGACAGACCTTTGCGCGCCCATGTGGATTTGTCATGGACGATCGCCACCATATCGCGTGGCATGTCGAACCGCTCGATCGTGCTGGCGATTGAAAAGCGTTTGAACGGGTGCAGCAGAACGGATTGCTTGATGCGCAGATCATATCCAGCTTCTGACAATCCATAGCTGACGCCGTGTTCGCGCAGCTTCATGGCTGACATGGGGGACAGTGGGCGGGTGTCGTATAGCTTACGTCCGTTGCAGATCATTCGACTTCTGCCAGTGCTTCAGAGACACGCCCTGGGTTTACGTTGAAATGGTTTGCGATGCGCTGGGCGCTTAGATTTGGGTGCCTGACAGCGTAACCGCGAATTTCGTCTGCCAGTTCTGGCGTCATCGTTGCCGATTGGCGTGATGTGCGTTGCTTGTATTTCTCGCGCACCATCAGGCTAAGAACATAATTGATGTGTTCGACATAGTAATCAAGGTGGGCGTTCTGCATTTCATCGCGCATGGCTTCAAGATGCGCGCGGGCTGCGGGTATATCACTCATCATTCTCTCCTTTCAGTTCTGCGACTTTTTTGAGAATTCGCCGGGTATCTATAACAAGCTGACGGTGCTGCTCGATGGCTAAACCTGCAACAAATGGCCAAGTCGCAGCGCGCATCACGAAAGCCACGTTAGGGTATTCCTTGTGAGGCGGCATTCTGACCGAAACACCAGCGCCAGTCATAAGATAGGCAAGTAAAATAAAAGCGCGGGTTTGTGGCATCACTTCTCTCCTTTCAGTTCTGCGTCTTTATCTTCCCAAGGCGCTTTTGGCATGGTGATTTTCATTCCGTCCTTGTGACGCGTTCGAACGTTCTTCGATGCTGCCAGACGCATCTTGATCGAAACCTTGTTTGATCGAGCGCGGTGCTTGTGCATTGGTGCTGTCATTGTTCCCCCTGCAATCTGTTGATCTCGTTTGCCATGACGATCAGCAATCGCAGCGTGTATTCGGCCAGTTCTGAAAACGGTGCCATTTGCTCCATTTCTTCAGCGATCCGTTCATATTCAAGCGTGATGTCAAATTCTTCATCCATCAAGCAGACCTTCTGGTCGTGCCTGCGGGCGTGGCGAACAGAGCGGCAACTTGCAGCTGGTCTGATCGACATAGAACACATGGTCTCCGATCTTTCCGACTGGGGTGAAGATGTCTGCCCAGAACGGGTGAACGCTGGTCGCGTGATAATACGTTGCGCCATGGCCGAGAACATTCCCATCAAGCGCCTGATCTGCGATGTCGCGTGCTGTTGACCATGCAACCAGATCGCGCGGGTTTTCGCCCTTGCCATCGCAATAAAAACTGAACTGGCAATCATGCGCTTCTGGTCCCCGATCTTCTTTCACCACTTCACATACGGTGCTGGGAAATTCTGGATGCTGAACGCGGTTGATGATGACTTCGGCCACGGCCAACATTCCATCTGGGCCTTCGCTGCGGGCTTCGTAATAAAGCGCCATTGCCAAACATGTTGCTGCTGTAATCATTTCTGTGCCTCCCAGAGTTCACGAACCCTGTCTTTTAATTCCTCCCGCGCTTCTGGCGGGTAACTGTTGATGAAGTCGCGGCGCGCTTGAAGCGTGCGCAGACTGATTGCGTGCTGCGCTGCGCTTTCGATCCACAGACGTTTGCAGGCGCGTGCGTATGCCTGCTTGGTCTTGGTGTCGGGCAGATAAACAACGCCCGCCCCGACTGGATCACCTTCGCGCCACGGGTTCATTTCATTTTCTTCTTCGTTCGAATTGCGATGTATTTGAAGTTCGCGGTGCTAACCTTTTTTTGAACCAAGACCACATATCCGTTTTCTTTGGCGATCATCGCTTCTTCACGATGTGGCCCAGCGCAAAAAGCGCCCTGATGATATATGATCTGTTCACCTTGCTTTGCGTGCTTCAAGGCGATCGGGAATGTTCCTTTGCGATCCTTCGATAAATCGATTGGTAAAAGTTCCGTCATCGATCAGACCTCAAAACGGAATATCGTCATCAAGATCATTTTGCGGCGCATCATGTTCGGTGTGCTGCACTGGCTCACGTTCTTGCGATCCGCCACCCATGAACGTCAGTTCGTTCACGTTCAGCGTCAGAGATCCGCGCCCTTCGTAAACATCCACACCAACGCGGCCAGTCAGCGCCAGCTTCGTGCCTTTCTTGATATAGCTTTCAAGGCTTTCTGCGCGCTTGCCCCAGACCGAACAGCGATACCATGTGCTGTCGCGCTTGTTGCCGTTCTTGTCCTTGCCGTTATCCACGGCCACCGAGAAACCCAGAACCGCATCACCGCTTTGCGTGCGGCGCAGTTCGGCGTCTTTGCCAACGTTCCCTGCGATCATCGTAACTTGCATTGTCTTTTCCACTTCTTTTTTGCTTTGCGATAGAATTTGTCGATCATCCCGTGCTTGCGCATGAAATCGACAACGTATCGCGCTTGTTCTTCTGTTGCTGGGCCGCGATGACCGATGTCTTCCACACCATAGCCTTCGGAAAGGTCTTTGATGATGCAGCGAACCAGTTCATCGTTCAGCCCAGCGCAATTCATACCATGCCAGCCCCGAACCACAGCATGAAGCCGTGAATGATTGCGATCGGGAACAAAAGTGCTCCAGCGATCAGGTATCCCCAAGCGCCAGCCGCCAGGCAAACAATCACA